GCGCATATCCATTCATTCAATTTCGGATTGTGTTGCCATCCACAAGCTTGATGCACCATCATTCGAATATGCTTATCGATTACTTTGGCCTCTTCCCATGATTTGAACCATTTTTCTATTTCACCGAAAATCGGATCAGCAGCCTTTAATATTTCCTCTGGCACCAGCTTCGCATTTTTAAGCGACAATCTACCATCCGATTCATCCCGATATATTTCAGCACCACTTTTCCAAATTTGTGAAAGGACATATAAAACCATCAATCTGCCACCAAGAAGTCAAAATAAATTCGTTCATTTTTTGAGATTTGTTTTGATGAGAAACCAAAAATATTCATTTTTCTACCGAACCAAATTTTTGTTTCTGCTTTTTCATTTTGTTCGCAACAGAATTTTTTATATTTCTCATACACTTCATTTTGAGATAAAACGGCACCTGGACTTTTTACGATTTTATTTCGAATAAATTCATCAACCATTTTTTCATCTCCTTCAAGTTATTAATATTTAAAAAACAGTCTCCTAACTAACTAAAACCACCCTTAAACAACCCTAAAGTTACTTAAATAACTACCCACTAAACCTTACAGCCACAAGGCTTCAAGGTTGTTTTCACCGCCTAAAAGTTACATAAGTTATCAGTTGCGGAGTTCGGGGCTCTATATATATATTTATTTTTTATTTTGTTTTTTAAATGAACTCCAAAACAAATAACTAAAATAACTAAAGTAGTAAAAAACACCTCTTAAACCCTTGGTATGACTGATTTTTTAAAAATTTTATTAAAGTTATTGAACTAGTAAAATGGTTATCAAACGAGCTTAAAACCACTTGTTTCTTCATTTACAGTAACCCCTTTAGTAACTGGCTTTCGTTCATTTAAGGTAATTCCTGTCAAAAACATTTTATTTCCAGTGCCTTTTGTTTTTCCGAAACCTTTTGTTTCTAACATGCGATAAAACGATCGATTTCCAATTTGACGCTCTCCAGAATTAAGACACCATCTGTCGTAGACTTTGTACAATTCTTGTGCTTCAATTCGAATTGCTTCATTTTTCGGTTCATCTGTATAACAAATTTCACTAAGGAATGGTGCTAAAATATCCATTTCCTCTTTGTAATTACCTGTTGCATCCACAACAATCTTTGGCTCTTTCAACCCCGACTGCTGCCACTTCATGCAGCCTTCCAAAGCCCAATTTAAAATACCTGACATTTCAAGTGATAATTTCTCTTCAAGTTTTTTATCTCGCTCATGTGGTTTTAAATTTAAGGTAAATGGAATGATTTTTACTCTTCGCCAAATACCTTCATCCACACCGCCAATGATCGGTTTATGGTTTGTAGTAAAGAAAACTTTAAATTCTGGGATGAACTCAAAAAACTCTTGTCGTAAGAATCGGGCCAATATCGGCTCCCCACCTGTAATTGTTTTCACAAGTGATTCCTGTAGTTTTTCCCCTTCCTCACTCTCCACCGCTGAAACGAATCGGCTACCGACTAAACGGGCAATATCGTTATTGGCACCATCGTTTTTCTTTTTGATGAAGGTGTCTGATTTTGTTTGTAAACCATAGTCACCCATCATTGCTTTGATGATATTGATAAACGTTGATTTACCATTGGAACCACCGCCCACAAGGAAATACATACCTTGTTCACTAATATCACCTGTCATGCTGTAGCCAATTAAACGTTGCATATAATCGATTAGCTCGTTGTCACCTTTGAAAATTTGCTGTAAAAAACTTAACCATGTAGGACATTGAGCCTTTTCTTCAAATTCAACATTTGCTAATTTAGATAAACGGAGATCACGATCATGTTGCTGTAGTTTCCCTGTTCGTAAGTTTAAAATTCCATTGGAGCAATTGAATAAATATTTATGTTGGTCAAATTCTTCACGTTCAGCTGGAACCAAAGGCATTAAATCTTTAATGCTATTCATTCGAATATTTCTTTTTCCACATTTACGTGCCCATGAACGTTCCATTTCATCTTCTGATTTTTCTAGATCACGTAGAACCTTATTTGCTATGCGTTCGATTTGTAATTTGTTATCGTATTTCCACCGTTTGCCGTCCCATAACATCCATCCAATTTCGCTTACAAAACGAATGGTATGGCCGTATTCATATGCGATACGCTCGGCATTACCTAATTCATTAAGTCGGAATTTCTTTTTCGGTTTTTCTTCTACTTCTTCTGCCACAGCGCCGACTGTGAATGACACATCAAATTCCGCATATTCTTCTTCATGCTTGTGGTCTAACACGGTTGTAGTAGTTGAAGTAATAGCCATTGCTATAGTACGTTCACCATACGTTTCATTCGTATCACGGAAATGAATAACATCCCATTTATCACGCATAAGGCCTGTTTCGCGAAACATTGCATCCATACGTGTAGCACTTTTCCCCGTCCAGAACGCAAGGTGGTTGGATAGTGCTAAATCGCTAGCTGAATGATCATCATTGATTAGATTGCCATTGTATAAGCTGCGTATCTCATCACCGTTTTTACTACGGAACATCTTCTGCCAAAGTGATTCATTGGATAGTTTGATTTCATCCTTTTCAAACTCAGCCAAGTTGACACGACCTTGAATATCGCTGTCGTCAAAGTACTGTTCAAAGATTTCAGCCAGTTCATCTGTACGCTCATAAATTTCGTTTGAATTTTCGCGATTACCCGTGAATGAAAAATAGCGTCCATATGAATAAATTTCTATTCCGTGTCTAGTATTTTTACGGCCTGTACCTAATATTGATTGTGGAAGGTTACCCCGAATGATGATGTGAATGCCTTTGCCGGATGGTGAAAATTCTGTGTAACTGTCTAATGTATCAATGATTTCCGTTGAAAAAGTGTTCGGTTTATCATCCGTAACACAATTATCCAAGTCGATTCCAATATAATTATCTTGTCTACTAAAAACGAACCCTATGCCGTCATATTCACCTTCTAAATAGTTTTTGACTGCCGTTGCAAAAGTAGACCAAGTTCGACGGTTATTAGCTTGAGCCATTTCACCATTTGCTTGATACGGAACTTTTGTTGGTTTACCATCACGCTCTTCTTTGCGCCACAGTATCCACTGAGGAAGGGCTTTAAGCTCTGACGGTATGCTATTAAAATCGTAATGTTCCTTCATGGTTGCACTCACTACTTTCTTAATTCGATATTAATTTTTTTAATATCTGTTAACTTAGTAATATCAATATCCACATCGTATTCATATCCACAATCTGTCCAGGATTTAGTGTAAGTGGCTTCTGCATATACAATGAAAAATTGTTCTCCTTCTTCTGACAATGCATCCATAATTGCATGTTCAACATCACAAAACATTTCTTCATGACTTCTCGATTCATCTTGTATAATTTCAAAGATTTCAATATCAAACGTTCCATTTTCACATTCGAATATTTGCCCACTAACAATTGCATTCCCGTCCATTTCTCATTCACTCCTTTGTTGTTTAGCGGCTGTGATACGACCATTATTATTTTGATGAGCTAATGAGTATTTCACGCCATTCACTTCAATCAATGTAGGAACACCACTTTTGGCCTTCAATACTTTTACAGGTGCATGAAATGTACTACCTTTTTTCATAAAATCACTCCTAAACTATTAAATATGGGTATAAAAATAGAGAAGTCCGCCTAAAACAGACCTCTCTATTTAGTTTTATTAGAATGGTAAATCGTCTTCGTTAATTTCTATTGGCTTTTTATTATTAGCAAACGGATCTTCATTTTTGGATACCTTAGAAGGTGCTACGAATGAAACACGTGGATATTTGCGTTCCTTGTCGTTTTTGTCTTCCACATGCTTGATATACACTAATACGTTTTTACCAATGATATTTTTAACTACCTCATCTAATTCAAGGCTTTGCTTACCGCTGTAACCGCAGGCCACTAAGAATGAGTTTCTTTTCTTTTCGGTATTTTCAGCGTATTCCGGATTAGTACTACTTAAATAAAGCGTGTTATAAAGAACTTTTGCTCCTTGATGTTTTTGGTCAACATCAGAACGAATTTCTACATCGAATCCAATTGAATATTGACCTTGCCACTCTTTAGCCTCGGCATTAATTATTGCAGCTTCATATTTCCCTTCAGCTACTAATTGAAATTCACCAGATGATACATTTTCTTCATCAAAATTAATTTTGAAACCCATAATTATTTTTCCTCCTTATTATCTGTGGAAGGCACATGGCCAACCTTGAAAATATTTTCTTGCGAACATGCCTTACGATCATCCAATTGATTCTTAGCGAATAAATAATCAGTTGGTTCTAAAAGGAATCCACGTTTTTGCGTTTCAGGATTGATAACTAATTTACCGACTACATGACAAAGGCCCATAAAGTTATTCAAAATCTTGTCTCGCATGTCTGGATATGAACGATTGACAGCTTGACCACTTGGCAATTCCCATTTATCTGTTGTTTCCCATGCAGTAAATACCACTCGTTTTCCTAACGTTTGGATAAAACGAACACTATCTATGATGAAGAAATCAATTTGTTGATAGTTGGCCATCGATGGTACTCGGTTGTTTTTGCCGTCGCGTCCTAAATTACCAAGCATGGAACGAGTTAACTCTGAAATATTATCAAATACTAAGTTGTCGTATTTTGATAAGTCAGTACGTGCTAAATCTCGCATTAGCGCATTCCATTCTTCCCATGCCTGGTGACTATTGAATTCGACAATGTCGATATTCTCGCAACCTTTTAAAACTGAATGTGTTTTATCTAGAGGGACATAAAGTGTTTTGCCTTCTAAATATTTGATTGTGGACGTTTTGCCCATACCAGGTGGAGCATAAAGTAAAAACGTTGAAGCATCAATTTGTATATCAGTTGCACTTGAAACTTTCATATTGCCTTCCACACTCCTTTTTATTAAAATGGCATATTTTCATTAGCATCATCTTTTTTCTCTTCAACCCCAGCGAATGGATCTTCGAAATCTGGCAATTTTTCATCTTGATTTTCTAATTTAACGCTGCCATCTAGATTGACTGTATACGGTACACCTTCATGCACTTCATCAATGCTCATTTGACCATCTGGAGCATCATTTTGTCGTGGATTACTTTCCATTACTTCTTTTGGAGTGTTGAATGTATACGTTAAATCAATTAAGAAGTATTGACCGTGCTTGTTATATTTTTCACTGATTTTATTCATGGTTAAAGCCGCATTTTCTTTTGCCGTTTCTACGATTTCTTCGGCTTCCTTACGAGTGTAAGCAATGTGTTGTTCTTTTTGATTGAGTAATTTTTTCAAGTGGGTTTCCTCCTAATTAGCTTTCTAATGTATTGAGTGCTTCTTTTAAAGAATCAATTGCACTTTTTATTTCTGACTGGATATACTGGACATCTTCTTCTGTATTGACTTCGAAATCGATGTCTGAAAGTGTATCAATAGCAGAATTTATTTCTGATACTGCCGAATCTCTAAAGTTTTCAGCTTCTGTTAACGCATCTGATAAGCCATTTACTCGTACCATTGTTATCCTCCTAAGTAGTGATTTTAAATGTTGTGCCACCTTCTGAAATCGGAACGTTTGGAACCACTTGACCGTTTGAATCAACGACTTTTAAATCATTTGTTAGCGTTAATTCCTTCTTAAATTCAGTCCACTTTAGTTCCTTTTTGACTTCCACAAATTCATTGAAGTTATTGTGTTCTGCGTACTCAATCAACTGTGGAAGACCATCCTTTTCTGGTTTAACAATGGCTGGTTTACGAGTAGTAGATTGGATTTTACCGTTAGGTGTACTAATTGATTTTTGTTTAGGATTTTCGGCTAAAATACGTGCATGATAATCTGTAAGTAAATATTCAAAGAAGCTATTATCACGCTCCGTTTTAGCACGTTCTTCTTTAATCCATTGCTCATACTTAGCAAAAAGCTCTTCTTTTTCTTGTAGCGATTTATTGTTAATGGAAATTTTGCGTAATGCCCAATCTGCTGAATCTAAACCATCTATTTTAAATTGCTCAACTACTTCTTCTTTTGTTAATTCAACTGAGCTGTCTTGTAACCGTTCGTCTAATTGTTCAAGTTTGTTTGCTAACATTATTTGATACCTCCTACAACAGGTACTAAATCAATTCGACCTTTTATGAAAACTAATTCATAAGGAATTAACTTACCTTCTTTGTACTCGTTAATGCGTACAACTTCGAAAGCTTCATGCTCCGTTGATTTATCAGCTACAAATTCGATGATTTGGCTTGGATTATTAAACTTCGAAACTTTATTTTCTTCTTGCTCTGTTGAGTATTTAAATTCAACGATTAGAAACATTATTCAACACCTCCATAAATAGCGTTAGTGTCGTTGAT